ATAAAGGTCTGTGCAATAGGATCATATACTGTTGGAACAACATTAGGAACACTTGAAGGATCAAAGATGTCACTATCTCCACCAAAGTTTAGTCTTACATCTTCTCTGATAGCAGAGTTAGTTGTTCTATCAGGTAATCTAGTAGATACAATGTTTTCTGATTTGTCTTGTAAAACAGATCTAGCAACAAAGTCCGCTCTTGCATAACCTTGAATATCAGTTAGATTAGCAGAAGCACTGGGATTACTGGAGAACTTAAATGTCTTATGTCCTGTGTTGAAGAACCTGTCAGTGCCATTCTCATCATACTCAACATCTTCAATACTACCATTGAACTTGGTTCCCTTAATTGGTGGCTTACCATTTGGAATGATGAATACACCATTGATGTTACCAAGTCCATCACTTAAGATTGGTTCCCCAAATCCTTTTGGTTCGCTATTAGGAACACCATCATAACGACTGACACCATCCATGTAATCAACATTCATCTCATCCACACAGAACCAAGAATCAACACTAATATCATCAAAGAAAGCATAATACCTAGTCATTGGCTTAAGTCCTTCAGCCTTAACCATGACAGGAGTAGTTCTCATTCTTCTTGACAACTGAGTATCAATGATTCTATCTCCCATTGATGTTGGAACTACATTTGTAGTTGTCTTATCAAAAGATAGATTAGTTTGATTCTTGGACTCAGTGAAAGATGCAGGTCTAGTTGAAATCTTAATAGAACTTGAAGCAAAGTTCTCTTTTGCTAGTGAGATTGTATTAAACTTCTTATTATTGAGTTCAGAACCAAGAAGATTTGTTCTTCTGGGTCTTAATCTCGCTTCAGATTCCCACTCAGACCATAGTGTGCCCATATTGGACTCAAGTTGGGATTCTGTTAGATTAAGAACAGCATCTAACTTACCATTAGTTTCAATCAACAAACCTGGTTTGACATTGTTATCTTGGTGAGTATCAACTGAAGGACTTAGTTTAATCTTACCTTCATAAGAAGAAGATGTATATAACTGAACTGCGGTTGATCTAGTGGCACTAAGTTGTTTGATAAAATCAACTTCACTATAATCACAAGTAGCAATATTATTGGAACTTGTGTAGTTACCAGATACTAATCTATTTTCATTTGTTGTATTGACCTCTTCTAGATCAATCTGATCAGAGAAGAAAGGAACTCTTAGATTGTCATTCTTGGAATCAACACTACACTTATACTGTTCAGTTCCTACATCACCCTTGGAGTGGTCAGTGAAAGCATCTGCTACCACACCATTCTTGAATCTATCTAAACCAGTTACAGCATCACGGACACTGAGGTTTAGTGCAGATTGTTCAAGGATTGAGAGAGTTACTAGTTTCTCTACATTTTCAACTCTACGATCAATCTCATGGATATCCTTCATCGTGTAACGACGATAGTTAAACTTACGAATAACTAGATCATTAATACTGAAGGTATATGCTGGCATGTAGATATCATATAATCTAATTCCAGTTGCAATATCTTCTGGAGCGACTGGATTCTTAGCAGGAACTCCGTGCTTCAAGATCATCTTACCAGTCTTATCTAAGAAGAGACTGTCAATCTTAGGCATGTAGTAGCTGATATCAGACTTGAACTGTGTTGTTGGGATAGGAATATAAGGAACAAAGGCGTTACCATCATACTCTCTATAACTAACATAGTTAGTTGTATATTGAGCTAGTTGAGTGGTTAGTCTAGGAATGAGTGAAGGTCTATCTCCTGTGGTGTTCAGTATAGGTCTGAAGTCAGCACAGTCTCTGAGTTTAATAGTAACATTTGGATTCTCAGAAGACATAGATCTTTCTGGAAGTTGGCTGTTAGATCTATACTCTGGAATTTCTCCATATTCAACACCTTTAGAATGGACATAAGAATCTACACTGAAGAAGTCACCGTCAAATGTAGTATCGTGTTCAAAGTAATCATAATTAACTTCTAATACTCCATTATTAACAGGAGAGTTTGGCATTCTAACCAATTTACCTATGCCATAATAAGTGTCTCTCTGACCATCATCTAACATAAAGTAACTAGTTATATCTTCATCATTCTGTCTGACATAGTTCAGTTTGTAAATGTCACAATTTTCAAGTGAAATAATATTTTCATTAGAGTCGGCAGCGGAAACAGTAATACTATAATCTTTGATTAGAATCTTACGCTTAGCCTTTGCATTACTTACGGATACAGGTAAGATAGCCTTGATCAAACAATCTTTCTGTACTGGCTCACTTAAATTCAATCTAATTTTTGTTGCTGTGTTACTGTCAAAAACAATTGGTTCAATTTCATTAAGGCTTAGTAGTCTGCCTTCGTATTGATAGAAATCATCATCACTTACATTACTACCATTTAACTTAGCGATAGTTAATGTTACTCTGAGTGCATCACTAATAAACTTCTGATTGGAACTAGTAGTTGAAAACTCTACACTTACAGCCCCGGCAGTAACTGTAGATACAAACTCACGATATACTTTATATTCAATACCCGTTATACTGGGGTTAGTTTCTAGGGATTCTACAACACTATTTGGTAGTTGATAAATTAAACTCTCATCGCTAGTTCCATAGTTTCTTAGTCTGACTCTATCTACTGTCTTACCAGTAAGTGAAGACTCAAGTGTCGTTGTAAAGTAGATCGTACAATTAGTTCTGTTACGACCATATCCAAATGGCTTAGTAACAAATGACACTAGTTTGTATTCAGTAAATCCAGCGTCATTAGTGAAGACGACCACATCACCAGCAACAAGCTCTTCAGATGCATCACCCCGGAAGGTGTCACAAACAACAAAGTTATAACCTAATGATCCACTGAATAGTGATGATGAACCCACACTATAGATATCAGCACCAGAAGCAGAGTCTAGTGCTACATCAGCAGAGAAGTCGTTCTCTTCTGGGATATCTTGGTCATCATCGGGGTTGAAGTCAAGGTCAGACCAGAATCCTTTTGTCTTCTTGATTGTATTTGTAATTTTAGCCGGAACAGTGATTGCGTATCCTCTAACAGATACATTATTACCAACTGCCAATACCTCATAATTAATTCTTGGAGTGATAGATGCTTGTTCTGGATTGAAGAAAGCGTTCTTATAAATCTTCTCTCTACCAGCACGAGTCAATTCAATAATATTATCTGGAGTCTTATGAACAAAATTATCTACACCATCTTCTGTTTTTGGAAGTGGTAGGACAGAACCTACACCATAGATATACATTGTATTGATCTTACTCAGATCAAAATCCGTGGCACTGACTCTTGGTGTGGGCACTTCATTTTGAGTATCATCTACTACATCAAAAGAAGTTGCCTCGTCAATAGCCTTTAAGTCAACCTGTGGCGTGAACTCTGCTTCTTGTTCAGTAAGAGCAATCCAAATGTCTCCATCAAAGACATACATTGTGTAGTTACTATCATCAATCCACAAATCATTTCTATATGGACTTTCTGGTGGTTTAGATGCAATCGTTACTCTATTATTGATGTTACTCTCAAATTCAATACTCTTAATCGCTTCGTAGAACCACTTGTTGGCTCCTTCCTGGGTGGTCATACCACTCTCATCTGGGAATACAATTCCCCTCATAGTTGGATTCGTCAGATAGACGATATCTGTAAATACTTTTCCATTTACATTTCCACCGTTACCAGATCCATTTCCACCTTGTAATAGATCATTAAATGAGTTCTCTGCATTTCCTCTGTCTCCACCACCACCAACACCAGGAACTGTGTAGTCGGAATTGAAGTTGAATCCAACAATTTCACCTTCTAGCAATAGTTTTGCAACTTTGATATTTGCAATTACATTAGGAGATCCTCTTTCTAGTAACAATACATCTCCATTTTCAGCAACAAATCTAGCATCTCCTAGAGGATCACGAAGTAATCTAGAATCGTCTGTGCCGGGAAGTTCAGATTGGAACTGAATAATATTTTCGCCATTGATAAACTGACCATTGATGTTTGAAACAACCAAGAAGTTATCTCTGGCTTGTTCTAGCTTAGCAGTGGCGCCACTAATTTCACCCTGCACAATCCCACCAATAATCCATTTTTCTGGATATTGAGCATTGCCTGTGTTATTTGGATCTTCAAAGATAGCTAGTTCAGTAAAGAATTCAGATGAAAGGACACCTAAATCGTAAATTGAGTTATATCCATAGAACCCATTCTGTGTTTGTACTAGAGTATCTGGTTCAATATATTTTGGTGCAATGACACCCGTTTTGATAGGATCAATCCTTTCTGATACCCATACATATGCAGAATTGCCGCCATAGGTGATTCTGTCTCCTCTGTTGATAGTATATAAATCTAATAACTCTTCAGTTAAATCAACCCCCAGAAGATCACCATCAATAGCTAATACGAAACTACGACTTTCTTGTCTAAGGATAGTCTCTGTAGATCCTCCATCTACTGCTTCAGTAATGATGTAACCTCCATCTTTATCGCCTCCTTCAGCGACCAAGAAGTCATCTCTGCCAGCACTTGGATCTCTAATGATCTTACCACTTTCTATTGGATCTGTTTCCTTAGTGGTGGTATTAGAGTTTGGATATACAACAATGGCTTCAAAATTTTTGTTACCTGGGCCAGTGACAGTAACCTTCTGCTGACCACGAAAGAGATCAGCAGAACCGGACTGAATATCAAGTTTTAGTAGATCATTTAATAATAAATGATATGTTGTCCAAGGAGCATTACCAGTATTCTGGGGTCTTCTATCTCCACTGGCAAATGGATCATTTTCGTCACTATAATTATTGACACCGAATGCCGTTCCTACGTGTCCATCAATAAAGTTTCTATAGGTAACAATATTATTAAATGCCTGAGTATTGATATCTCTTCTGATATTATCAAAGTCTGGTGTTCCATGGACATTGTTCAACTTCAAGAAGACACCAGGATTGATCTGAGTGAAAGTATTAGCATCAAATCCTAGGGTTCTTGGCTTGTCACCATAGATATAAAAAGGTGATGTGTATCCAACTCTATATCCTTGTACATAAGCAAGACCAGGAGAGATCTGCAGTACATACTTAGAGTCCGCTTGTTGGAATGTAAGAGGAGTCCTATCTTTATCGCCAGGAATGGGTGGGTATGGTGTATTCTCGCCGTAGATGTCTGGCTGGGAATCAACTAATCCATCAACAGTCTCATCATTCCAATATTCCATTGGCTTGATAGGGAAGTCGGTAACAATATAATCACCAGACTCCTCAAATGTCCTCATAGCGAGGATATCGTATAACCAATCCCACTTAACAGTCTGGGAAGGATTACCTACAATATTCCCCTGTAGGAGATTAACAACAGGAATAAAGTTTGGAAGTTCAGTATCTTCTTTCTTCTTTCCTAAGTTGAGAGAGATCTTGAGTCTATCAGCACCAGGAGCAGCAAAGTTACTATAACCTTGTGCATTATCTTTTAGAGACTCGTCATCATCTGCAGTGATGAAATCTTCATCTACAATGTAACCAACATACCAGGTAGGTTTTGTATTGTACTTCTCAAGTGCAATGGTCTGTTGTGGAGTACGAACCATCATACCATTGACATAATACGTACTGGCCTCAACAGTAATCAATGATCCATCGCCCATTGCTGGAGTGTCAATGGGTCTTGAGGTGTTATTGATACCAACTACTGCCGTATAGTTATCAGGATGATTGGACTCAAGAACCTCACCTTCTACAAACTGCTGTTGATCTGCATTAACTCCAGAGTCAATATAGTTAATAAAGACGGTAGCATCATCACTATTGTCTGCTGGTGTTGCAAAATGCACCTCAGCTTTTGCACCTGATACAACTCCAGTCAAAACATAACCAATGAAGTCTTCTACCCTTGCTCCTCTTGTGAATGAAGATAATCTTACATACTTTGACGGATTACCAATACTAAATCCACCACCAACTAATACATCGCCATTCTTGAAAAACCTACTGGCAAACTCTTCAATCTGATTGCCAAGTATTGATTGTAATTGTGTTAGTTCTCTAGCTTGAACAGGTCTGCCAGAGTTGAATAGTATTCTATAGAAATTATTATCTGGATCAAAATCATCCCAATAATTGGCTCTGTTGAGATTGCTGAGTATCGGCATTACTATGCACTATTTCCTTTATGTGATTATTTATCGGTCAATTCAGAATTCAATAACGAAGGACAATCGCTCCGATTGGGTTGACATCCTTAGAATCGGTGTATGATTAGTCAGATATGTAATCTTTCCAGAATACTTATCCACTTCTTTGATTGAATACCCCATATCAAATGTAAGACCAGCAATCTCTTCAGAGAAATCTTCCTTGGGGGTTGCTTCTTTATTGGAAGTATCACCAGTGATTTTTTCAGTTCCGTTGAATCTATACAGTTGACCGTTGTCAGTATGTAGAACTGGGTCTTGAATGTACCTTAGAATGTTAACTTCATCTACTGTGTCATAACCAACAACCATACCCTTAGACACCCTCTTGATAGTTGGGTCGTCTTCATCAATGTGTGTCTGTGTGATCATCTCTCCCATAAAAAACTTTTCATATAAGGTTCCGGGTAAATTATCAACTGCAACTGCATAAGCAACAGCAATTGTCTCTGGATAGGTCTGATCTACGGTCATGTGGCCAGTGATGTCTTGTACAACACCCATCTGACGGAAGTATGTGTCTTGAATAAAGTCAGACTGATCGTAATTAATAGTAGAGAATACCCCTACTCTTGTGCCACCAAGTTGTCTAGCAATGACTTGTGGTTGTCTCTTGGACTCTTCAAGTGGATTCGTTGACAAACTACGATATCCCCAACCACCAGGTGGTGAAATAATCACAGTAGATTGGAATCCACCATCTCCACCTGGTAGTAAGCCGTTCTCTTCATTGTCTAAGTCAAATAATGTTCTATAAACTCTATTAGGTGTGAAGTCTAAGGTTGCGTATGTATATCCCTCACCAGGTCTCACAACACGTACAGTAGTGATTCTTCCTTGGAGGACAGATACCCTTGCTACTGCACCTTCTCCGTCTCCTAGAATACGACAGTAGTAAAAAGGAATCTCATCAGGGATACCTGTAGGTCTATTAGTATATTCAGTTCCCGTTGCATCAATTACAACTGTATATACTGCACCATTAGGTCTATTGTTAGATTCAGTGTCATAGACAATAGGCATCAAATTGTTTGTTCCATATTGTCTAAGAGCTATATCAGGAATCTCATACATCCTTAACCATTGATACCCATCAGATGTATAGAAAGGTTCATCAGTAGTGTTCTGTGGTTCAACTATTGATTGTTCACCTTTATTATTATCCAAGCAGACATAGACTTGTCTATTCTGATTAATAACAAAGAACACAGAGTCATAAAGATTCTGTGCATTACTGAATGAACGATTGAACTGGTTGTAGTCATGACGATACATGTCATAGACAACTCCAGATGTCCAAGTCACTCTAGGTAACATATGATAAACATCAGACACCTTCTTCATAGAAAGCATCTGATCCCATGTTCTATAAAAATCTCTCCAGTTGTTCTCTGGGTATGGAGGAGACATTTCTCCTACTTTTTGTCTAGGAACAACTGGAATTGTAATGTCCGATTCCCATTGAGCAGGTCTACCCAAAAAGACATAAGAGTTATCATTGTCAATTAAAGACTTTATTAAATTCTCGGCATTCTTGACCCTTAAGTCATTTTGATTAACAGCAACCATGGGTTTTTAGATATTTAGAGGTTATTGTAAGGTTTGAATTGATAGTCAAGCACATCAGGTTCATTTCCACGACTAACTTGGTTTTGATATTCTTCTGGTTTCCAAACTACAGACACTTCAAGTAATCCAATGAATTCTGGACTTGCTACTAATCTTGAATAAATTGGCCAATCACCACCACCTATTTTGTCAAATGTCATTCCAATACCTCTGATGCCATTATGTTCTGCTAAGTAAATATTACCTTGTGATACCGTTGTTATCTGGTCCTGACTCCCCTGACTATAATTGTAGAATTTGATACTCTCAAAATTAGTCAAATACTTTACATCAACATAATTACCCTTGAGGACATCATAGTGTGTCTCAAACCAGCCAAATGGTATAAAGACACCTGCAACCTTAGCATAATATACAAGATCAGTTTTATTTGATAAAACGCCGGGATAAGTATAGATCCACATGTCAGTATTATTAACTGTGGGTCCTGCTTTTGGCTGTACTTGATTGTCATCATCACGCAGAATGATGGGTTTAAGAACCTGTCTGTATCCTTGACTCAATGGAATAGGGTCAGGTGTAGGTCTTAAATCCTCAATAATATAGCTCACCGTATATAAATTCTTCTTATTATTATATGTGGTAGTGCTATTCCACCTTAATTTAATATGATCTGTATTTGAATTTGTTAAAGTATATTTCTCAATGTGTGTTAGGACTCTAGTCATTTCACCCATATCTGTAAATTTTAAAACAGCTTTAACTCTTATATTCCCCAACTGAATTTGTTCATTGTAAACATCTGCAAATTTATAAAATTCTTCATGGGCATCTGGCGGATTACCAATAACAAGTGAGATACCATAATCAACATATGAACTACTGCTATCAAGGATAGTTGAACCTGATGAATTTAATTTTAAATATCCATATTCACTATTGAACGATTTATTATAATATGCCGTTCTATATGTTCTATTAAATTCAGTAGGATTGATAAATTGACGGACTAAACCAGAATCTCCACCGCCCCCGCCGGGAATTTTGCTAATAGCATCATCAACATATTCTATAGTGGCGTATGGTGTAAAGTCTATCTTTCCGATCTCATCATCAACATATTCTATATCTGCTTTACTCTGTCCAAGTTCCACTAGTTTTTCAACAATAATAGGAGTGCCGGGCTGATTAATGTCCCTGATACCAAAGAC